GCTCGGGCAAAAACCCGTGCACGACTGGTCGAGCCATGGCAGCAAGGCCTTCGAGGTGCTGGCGCGCGTCTGGCAGGGGCCGCGGAAAGACCAGCCGCGCGAGCCGCCACGCTTCCTGCACGAGGCGACCGCGGATGAGGTGTTCTGGCCGAAGCACAGCGGGGTCGACAAGTGGAAGCGCCTCGAGCGGGTTTGATGCACTCCGAGCTCATCGAATGGCAGGTCGTGCGCACCGACAAAGGCGAGCGCCGCGTGCATTCGGAGGGCGCGCAGTCGGTGTTTGGCCGCACCCGGGCTCGCAAGGTCGCCAAAGAGCTCGGGCCGCCGTGGCGCGTGGTGAATCTCAAGAACGAAGAACCTACCGACGAGGACGATTGATATGCAACTACAGACCGCCCGCCCGTATCCCGTCGTCGGCACCGGCGCCGCGCAAACCGTTCGCGCGGCCGTCGGCGGCGCAGGCTCGGGCGGTGGCGAGCTGCAGGGCTTTTTCGTCGGCACGGCCGCAACGGCCGTCACTCTCACCGACAACGGCGCGACGATCCTGACCGCGACCGCGCTGCCCGTGGGCTGGTATCCGTTTCCGATCGCACTCGTCGGCGCACTGGGCGCGACGATCACGAATGCCGCCAATGTCACGTTCTCGATCGCGATGTAATGGCGAAAGCTGATCCCTCACCGCCGAAGGGTGAGGTCGACAAAACGGTCGCGTACTTCAAGGACGAGATCGAGACCTACGAGCGGCAGTTCGACAAGTGGCTGCGCCGCTGCCGCAAGATCATGAAGAAGTACCGCGACATGCGCTCGCCCCGCGAAGAGGCGGTGGTCCGGTACAACATCCTCTGGGCGAACGTGCAGACCCGCCTGCCGGCGCTCTATGCCCGAAACCCGAAGGTCGTCGTCGAGCGCCGCTACCGCGACGCGGACCCCATCGGCCGCGTCGCCTCCGAGATCCTGGAGCGCTCGATCGAGTACACGCTTGAGCACTGCAATGACGCCTGGCAGGTCAATCGCCAGGTGGTGCTCGACTACGAGCTGCCCGGCCGCGGCACGGTTTGGGTGCGCTACGTGCCGCACTTCAAGCGCGAGTCCCTGCCGCAGGCCGATGCCGAGAAGCGCCCCGGCGACACCGAGCGCGGCGCCGGCATCACCGATCCCACGGTGGGCGAGCTGGAAGGCGCGAACCTGTCGACCACGCTCACCGGCGAGGCCGCGCAGCCGCAGGCCGCCGCGATCGACGATCAAGAGCGACCCCATAGCTCGGACCTCGAGCTCAAGGCCTCCGGCGCGCAGATCAGCAATGAAGCGGATGACGAGGTCATGGAGGAGACCCTCGAGTACGAGGAGACCAAGCTCGATTACGTGTACTGGGAGGACTACGGCCACACCTGGGCGCGCGTCGATGATGAGATTCGTGCCAAGTGGCGGCGCGTGTACATGGACCGCGAGGAGCTCGAGGAGCGCTTCATGGTCTCAGAAGAAAATCCCGAAGGCTTGACCGAAGAGGAGATCGCCGCGATCCCGCTTGATTGGTCGCCGAAGACGCTCACTGATGCGAAGATCCCGATCACGCGGAAGAAAGCCATCGTCTACGAGATCTGGGACAAGCGCCGCCGCGAGGTGCTCTGGATGGTCAAGAACTATCCAAAGCTCCTCGATCGGCGCGATGACATGCTGGGCCTCGTCGATTTTTTCCCGTGCCCGCGCATGCTCGCCGCGAACCTCTGTAATGACGATCTGATCCCTACGCCGAACTATACCTACTACCAGGACCAGGCAAACGAGGTCGACGAGCTCTCGACGCGCATCGGCTCGATCACCAAGGCCTTGAAAGTCTGTGGCGTGCGCGACACCTCCGCCGAAGGCCTCGATCGGCTGCTCTCTGAGGGCGTCGAGAATCAGCTGATTCCGGTCGATGGCTGGGCGGCCTTGAAGGAGAAGGGCGGCCTCGCCGGCACGTTCGAGCTGCTGCCGATCGACATGATCGCCGACTGCTTGGACAAGCTCACCGCGCGGCGCACGGCGCTGATCGAGGACATCTACCAGCTCACGGGCATCAGCGACATCGTGCGCGGCATGTCGGATCCGACCGAGACCGCGACCGCGCAGCAGCTGAAAGGCCAGTTCTCGATGGTGCGCATCGAGGACGCGCAAGCCGAGGTGCAGCGCTTCTGCCGCGACGAGATACGGATCATCGGCCAGATCGTGGCGTCCTACTCGATCGACACGCTCAAAGCGATCAGTGGCATCAAGCTGCTCACCGCGGCCGAGAAGCAGCAGATGCAGATCGAGATCAAGCTCGCGGCGCTCGCCGCGCAGGCCCAATCGATGCAGGCTCAGCAGGCGCAGGCCGCGGGCGCAAGTCATCCGCAGCCCGCGGCACCTGGGGCGCCGGCCGCTCCGGCGGTGCCTGCACCCTCTGCCATGGCTCCGCAGCATCCCGCCAGCGCCCCACAAGGGCCGCCGCAGGGCGCGCCACAGCCGCCGCCGCAGGCCATGCCGCACCCGATGTCCGGGGCCATGCCGCCGGTCGCTCCGGCGCCTCAGCAGGCCCCGCAACCGGGTGGCCAGATGCATCCTGGCGCCCCCTCGGCCGCACAGCAGCCCGCCTCTGGCCAGGCGCCTCTCTCACCCGAAAAGATGAAGCTCTTGGAGCAGCCGACCTGGGAAGAGGTCGAGGCGCTGTTGAAGAATCCGGTGTTGCGCGAGTTTCGCCTCGACATCGAGACCGATTCGACCATCCGCATGGACGAAGACGCCGAGAAGGCCGCGCGCATCGAGCTCATCACCGCCGTCGGCGGCTTCATCCAGCAGGCGATCCAGGCCGGCAGCACCGCGCCTGAGATCATGCCGATGTTGGGCGAGCTCCTGATGTTCGGCATCCGCGCCTTTAAGACCGCACGCGCCGTCGAGCAGACCTTCGAGGACATGATGGAGGCGCTCATCAAGGCCTCCAAGCAGCCGAAAGGGCCGCCTCCCGAAGTGCAGAAGGCGCAGGTCGAGGGCCAGCAGCAGCTGCAGCTCGCCCAGGTCAAGGCCGATGCCGATCTCAAGGTGGCGCAGGGTACGCAGGCGGCGCAGGCGCAGCAGACCGCGCAGGAGAATCAGCTCGAGGCGCAGCGCAAGCAACATCAGGCCCAGCTCGACTTCCAGCTCGAGCAACAGAAGGCGCAGCTCCAGGCGCGCACCCAGACGCAGATCGAGGAGCTCAAGAATCACTTCGAGGCGCAAAAGGCCCAGTGGGAGACGGCCGCCCAGGAACGCATCGCCCACATCGACAACGCCGCCAAGATCCGCATCGCCGAGATCCAGGCGCAGCACGCGGCCGCCGAGGGCGACAAGCAGCGCGCCCACGAACGCGACATGACGCAGCGGCAGCACGAGCACGAGAAGTCGATGCCGAAGCCGGAGCCGAAGGCCGCATGAAGGTGATGATCTCGGGGATTCAGGCCCTTTACCTGGGCCTCCCCAAGACGTGCTTGAGCGGATGGATCTGCAATACCGACATCGGGCTCGTCGACCACCGGCGCTTAAAGAGACAGAAGCGACTAGCGGCGAGACGATACGGCGTCAAGGCGAGACGCTGATGCCGATCTACCTGCACCGCTGTCCCGACTGCAAGCGCGGCCGGGAAGTCTTGAAGCCCGTGGCGCAGTGTATGGACGTCGAGGTCTGCAAGTGCGGGATGCCGATGCAGCGCGAACTCACCGCACCCATGGTCACGCCCGACATCGAGCCGTATCGCGCGGTCACCGGCGATCGGATGGGCCAGTTCATCACGTCGCGCCGCGAGCACCGCGAATTCTTGAAGCGCAACCGCCTGGTCGAGGTCGGCAATGAACCGATCCGGGACACCAAGGCGATGCGCAAAACCACCAGCCGCCAGGAGATCCGCGAGGAGCTCAAGCGCGTGGTCCCCGAAGTCTTGAAGAAACACCGGAAGAGGGCTTGAAGGTATGGCGCGAGCGGAACGACAATTGGCTGACGACATTGAAGGTGAAGGCGATGCCCCCGAGCCCACTTTACGAGAGACCATCGAGGCCGCACGCGATGAAGCGGTGGCTCGCGAGACTGCTGAGGGGGATGGCGGCGAGGCTCGATCCCAAGCCGCTGGCGAATCACGTGAGCGCGACGAGTCCGGACGCTTCAAGCCGCGCGCCGCAGCCGGGTCTGATGCCGGCGGTCAAGATCCAGCAGGTCAACGCGGAGCCCCAGCGGCTGTTTCTCGACAACCAGAGGTGGTTGGGGGGAACGTCAGGCAACCCGCCGCCGGCCAACAAGCAGTCATGGCCGGGCAGGCCGCTGCCGGATCCGAGGCACTAGCGCCACAATACTGGTCGCCGGCCGCGAAGGCCGCCTGGGCGAACGTCCCGCCCGAAGCGCGCAAAGAGATCCAGGCGCGCGAGCTCCATTTCCATCGCGAGCTCACCAAGCAGGACGCCGAGCGCCAGGTCGCCCGGTCCTTCAACGAGCTCGCCACCAAGCACAAAGACGTCATCGAACGCACCGGCCAGCCGCCGATCCGCATGTTCGAGGACTACGTCCACATCATGCGGC